CTTCAGGTTATTTTTCTTTATGCACCAAGAACCTAGCGGAGAGTGGATAATGGCTTTACATTCGTTACACTCATGCAAAGAAATTAAAAAAGGATTTTAATGGCTTATACAACAATAGATAACCCAGAACTTTATTTTCAGACAAAACTTTGGACTGGAAATGGTAGTACACAATCTATTACTTTAGATGGTTCTGAAAATATGCAACCTGATTGGGTTTGGATAAAAGATAGAGGTGCTACTGAAAAACATAGATTATTTGATAGTGTTAGAGGTGTTGGTAAAAATTTAGTTTCAAATAATAATGGAGCTGAAATAGATGCTGGAACTGGAACTGATGGTCAATTAAGAACTTTTGATACTGATGGTTTTAGTCTTGGTAGTGATGGTTCTGTTAATAGAAACACCGAAACTTTAGTGGGATGGTCTTGGAAAGCTGGAACATCATTTAGTAATGATGCAAGTTCAACAGGAGTTGGAACTATAGATAGCACAGGAAGTATATCAAGTGATTCTGGATTTTCTATAATTTCTTACACTGGTACAGGAAGTGCTGGTTCAGTAGCACATGGGTTAGGTGTAAAACCTGATTGGATTTTGTCTAAAGATAGATCAGCATCAGGAGATTGGAATGTATATCACGATAGTTTTGCTAATCAAGAAAGAGCAAAATTAAATACTACAGCTGCAAAGACTACAAACACTTCTATATATGCATCTTTACCTACATCATCAGTAATTAATGTTGGCACAGGTGGAAATATTAATACATCTGGTAATTCACATATTTTTTACTGCTTCGCACCAAAAACTGGTTATTCTAAATTTGGTTCATATGTTGGAAATGGAAATGCTGATGGAATATTTGTTTATACAGGATTTAAACCAGCGTTTTTTCTTATTAAAAGAACTGATGCTGCTTATCAATGGTATATCCATGACAATAAAAGAAATACATTTAATGTAATGGATAAAGAATTATATCCAAGTACTGATGGTGCAGAAGCAACTGTTTCTACAAAAGATTTTCTTTCTAATGGAGTAAAAATAAGAGGTTCTCAAGTTTCTCAAAATGCTTCTGGAGGCACATACATCTACGTGGCTTTCGCAGAATCACCATTCGTAAATTCAAAAGGTATTCCAACTAACGCAAGGTAAAATATTATGTTACAAAAAGTAAAATTTGCACCTGGATTTAATAAACAAGTTACCTCAACGGGTGGTGAGAGCCAATGGGTTAATGGTGACAATGTTCGTTTTAGATATGGCACACCTGAAAAAATGGTTGGTCACAATTAGGATCTGTTCAGATAACAGGTAGAGCTACAGCCATACACCACTTTGTAAATACATCAGGTATTAAATATGCAGTTCTTGGTACAAATAGAATATTGTACGCTTATTCTGGTGGTATATTTTATGACATACACCCTATTAAAGCTACAACAACATTAACAAGTGCATTCTCTACAACTAACGGATCAAAGGTTGTTACTTTAACTTTTGCATCTGCACATAATATAAACAAGTTTGATATTATATTATTAGATAATTTTACCTCTATTACTAACTCTGGTTTTGTATCTGGTGATTTCACTGATAATAAGTTTATGGTAACTTCAATACCTACAAGTACAACTCTTACAATAGAAATGGAATCTAACGAATCCGGATCTGGTGCAACAACATCAGGTGGTATTAGAGTACAACATTATTATCCTGTTGGACCTGCAGTTGAGGTTGCCTCTACAGGTTGGGGACTTGGATCATGGGGCGGACAACAAACAGGTCAGTTTACATCTACACTGTCTTCATCAATAAATACAAGTGTAACATCATTAAGTATGGCAAGCACAACATCCTTTCCATCATCAGGAACTGTTATTATTGGATCAGAATTAATTACTTATACAGGTAATAGTGGAGGCACACTAACTGGGTTAACGAGAGGTGCAAATGGCACAACAGCTGCATCTCACTCATCAGGTGCAACAGTTACTGATGCATCAAACTTTTTTGCATGGAACGCTGCAGCATCAGGAGATATTGTTACAGCACCAGGGCTTTGGTCACTAGATAATTTTGGTAACAAATTAATTGCAACTATTAACGGTGGTGAAAGTTTTGAGTGGGACTCTAATCCTATCGGTGCAAACAACACCAGAGCAACTATTATAACAGGCGCACCAACTGCATCTGCATTTACTTTAGTATCTACACCAGATAGACACTTAATATTTTTTGGAACAGAAACAACTATTGGAACTAAATCTACACAAGATCCAATGTTTGTAAGATTTTCTTCTCAAGAGGATATTAATACTTACACACCAAGTGCAACAAACACTGCAGGTACACAAAGACTTGCGGATGGATCTAAGATTGTTGGAGCAATCAGAGGTCGTGATGCAATTTATGTTTGGACTGACACAGCTTTATTTACTATGAGATTTGTTGGTCCACCATTTACATTCTCATTCCAACAGGTTGGTACAAACTGTGGATTGATTGGACAGAACGCAGCTGTTGAGGTTGACGGTACTGCATACTGGATGTCAGAAAATGGTTTCTTTAGATACACAGGTAGACTAGAATCATTACCATGTTTAGTTGAGGATCATGTTTTTGATGATATTAATACAATTCCAAAACAACATATTAATGCAGGTTTAAATAACTTGTTTGGTGAAGTTGTTTGGTTTTATCCAAACTCTGGATCAGGAACTGTAAACAGAATGGTAACATACAATTATCTAGACTCAAGTCCCGAGCGACCAGTATGGACTACAGGCACGTTAGCTAGAACAGCATGGCAAGACTCTGCTGTATTTGGTAAACCACATGCAACAGAATATGACTCTAGTGCAGAAACAGCTGACAGTGATATTAATTATGTTCACGGTAACACTGATGGTGCAACAACATATTACGAACATGAAACAGGATTAAATCAAGTTAAGTTAGGTCAAACAACAGCAATTGCTGCTAATATAGAATCTGGTAATTTTGATATTGGTTCACAAGGTTTAAATGGTGATGGTGAGTTTATGATGAAAATAAGAAGAGTGATACCAGATTTTCTTGCACAAACAGGCGATGCAAGAGTTACATTAAATTTAAGAGATTTTCCAAATGATACAGCGGCTAGTTCTACATTAGGTCCATTTACAATAACAAGTGGTACACAAAAAATAGATACACGTGCGAGAGCTAGAGAGATATCTTTAAAAATAGAAAATACTAGCACGAGTCAGTTTTGGAAACTAGGTACATTTAGAATAGACTACCAACCAGACGGGAGAAGATAATGGCAAAGATAGTACAATCATTAACACAACCACCAAAAGAGTATGATCAAATAACATTCTTATCTTTAGTTAGAGATTTAAATGGGTTGATTGAAAAATTAAACACAACATTTCAAGAGGAGAAAACAGAAGATAACGATGCAGTTGTTTTCTTTTTAGGATCATAATGGCTAATATTTTTGTAAATAAAAAAGTAGATTTGACATCTGATGCAACCACAACTTTGTATACTGTGCCATCAGCTACAACAGCCATTATAAAATCAATACTAGTATCAGACGATTCTGGCAGTGGTAGTGGTATAACAATAACATTAACAAACACTAGTGACGCTGTGTTTAGTATCGCTTTTCAAAAGGTGATTCAAGCAAACACACCAACAGAAATATTAACAAACCCATTAGTAGCTGAAACTGGAGAGATAATAAAAGTAACAGCTGCCAATGCAAATAGGGTTCATGTGATCCTATCGGCTATGCAAGTAACCCCTAGGACCGTTACAACATAGTCTTGATTTACTTGCGAAAACCAAGTAATAGTATAAATTCAGGTGAAATCCCTGCCTTTTAGTATAAACAACATTTAATATATATGATCAATAGAGCAAAAATGCCAAGACAGTTACGTAATAAAGGTGGGATAACTAATGTTGTTCCAAGAACAAATTATCTTTTTGGTGGTATTAAAAAAAGAATAAGAAAACTTATACCTAATGAATTAGCAGATGTTGCAGTTAAAGCTGCACCGTTCGTTGCAATGATTCCAGGTTATGGACCAGCTGCTGCAGGTATTATGCGTGGTGTTGGAAGGTTTGATCAAAGAGGTAGTTTATCAGATGCTTTTAAACAAGGATTTGTAACTTTTGCAGGTGGTAAAGTTTTTGACGCTGGAATGCGTGGAATAGGATTAAGAGATTCTGGTGCTAGTGGAATAGGTGATTTTTTTAATCAAGGAACAAGAGATAAAGTCGGTAGTTTTTTTAAAGGTGGAGAAGAATCAACAAAATTAACTGATACACCACTAGAAAGTGGAGATCCAAGTATAACTTTTACAAAACCCACAAAAGGTTTTAAATCAGTAATAGAAGGTGCTAAAAAATTAGACAATATTCCTATAATAGGAGAGTTACCTAATATGGTTAAACAACAAATATTAATTGGCGGTGTAACTGGGGCAGCGACTTATATCTATGAAGCATTTTTAAAAGAAGAGCCACCACAAGAAGAAGGTGAAACTTACGAAGAATATATGGCTAGAAGAAAAGAAAACGTTGGTAGAAAAATGAAAGGATATTTTGATAATTACTTTAAGTTTGACAAAGATTATTCATCTATGACTGATGAACAGAAACAAGCATTTATTGATAGAGTCAATGTTAAAGATGGTGGTAGAATAGGTTTTGAGGAAGGAGGCACTGGATTTATGAAATGGTTAAAAGCTAATTATGGACTAGAAGTAAAGGACCTAGACTTAGACCAATACGTTAAATTTTCTAGAGAATTTAATAATGAAAATCCAGATCCTTATGAAACAGGTAGGGAAAAAAATGCTAAAGGTAGTATGCCAACAGGCATTATGAAAACTAATAAAGCGGGTGTTATGGAACGAGACTACAGAGACAAAGGTGGTTTTGTGCCTGTGGGTATAAAAGAAAAAGCAGACGATGTCCCTGCTATGTTATCTAAGAACGAGTTTGTATTTACTGCTGACGCGGTTCGAGGAGCGGGCAACGGGAGCATTGAAAAGGGAGCACAAAAGATGTATGATACGATGAAAAATTTAGAGAAGAGAGTAGTATAATGGATGAAGGAATATTAACACAATTAGCAATTCAATTAGCAAGACAACAAAATCCAGATGGTAAAATATCTGAAAAAGATGTTGAAAAAGCTATGGCTATAATAAAAAATTTAATAGAAAAAGGTAATATGCCTTCTGCATCTATGATGAAAGATACAACTACAAGTGCATATGGTGATGCAGGTAGAGGAAGAGAAGTTCCTCCATTTTTAAGAGAAGAAGCAAGAGCTAACGGTGGCAGAATAGGTTATCAAACAGGTGGTATTACAATGGCTAATACCTTACAACAAAATTTAGCAGCTAACCAAGCACAAGCAGCAAATGTTCAAGCTATGTTAAATGCAGCAAGAAAACAAGCTGGCCTTCCATCAGTTCAAACAACTGCAGCGCCTACACAAACAATGTCAGCGCCTACACCAACAGCACCTGCACCTTCTATTACAAAATCTAATCCAACACCTACAACGGTAACCACTAGTGCACCTAGCATGCAACAAGTTACTTCTCAAATGATGGCACCTACACAAAATGTTCCACCTAATGTAATAGGGGCAGGTCCAGGATTTGGAGGACTTACTATAGAACAATTTGATAAATTACCACAAGCACAACAAGATAAAATTATGGGTGCTGAAAGAATAAAATCAGATCAACAAGCATTTAGAATGAGTCCTTTTTATGAACAAACTCGTATGGAAACTCCTACTCAATTAAAGATACTTCAGGAAAGAGGTTTTGATACTTCTACTCTTTATAATCAACAAGGAAATATAGATACAGATAAATTAGTGTTGGCTAAATTAAGAACAGATTTACAAGAACAAGGTGTTCAATTAACAGGTAATGAAACTCCTTTTGATTTATTAGAACTAGAAGAAGAACAAAAACGAAAAATAATAAAAGAAATGAGTGAGACTCCATTTTTTCAAGATACCATTAATTATACAGGGCCAACTGATTTTAGATTGTCGGGTGGTGTTGCATCTCCAATGGCAACAGGCGGCAGAGCAGGTTATCAAACAGGTGGTATTACAGAGACAAGAAGTTTACCACCAGAGTTTATAGAAGCGGCACAAAAAACATTTTTAACAGATTTATCTAGACAAGCAGGTATACCAAGTATCACCACTGCAACAACTCAACAACCAGGTGAGACAGCACAGCAATTTGCAAATAGACAAGCGCAAGCGCAACAATTTAATATTACAAGAGCGGGTATGGCAGAACTTGCACCGCAAGTTGCAGCTCAAGATCCATTACAAGCCGCAGCATATGCACAAGCAGTTGATCCAACAAAAGGTTTAGGAGCATTTCAACCCTTCTTAACTAAAGCTACAACTGCAGCAGATGCAACTACAGCTTTAACAGGAACAGGCGCTGGCACGGGTGTAGGATCTATTGCATCTTATACATCTCCTTTTCAACAACAAGTTATAGACACAACACTTTCTGAGTTTGACAAACAAGCTAAGATGAGACAAAATCAATTAGCAGCGTCAGCGTTAGGAATACCTGGTGCATTTGGTGGTGGACGTGAAGGTGTACAGAGAGCAGAGTTTGATGCAACGAGTGACGCTAACAGAGCAAGAATATTAGCAGACTTAAGACAAAGAGGATTCCAACAAGGACAACAAGCAAGACAACAAGATCTTGCAAATCAAGCGAGTATATCACAACTGCAATCAGGTTTAGGTGGAGCTGCACAAGACTTTAGTAGAGCACAGATATCTGGTTTAGGTACATTAGGTGCACAACAACAAGCACAAAACCAAGCTATACTTGATGCACAAAGACAAGCATCAGCAATGGCGGTGCAAGATCCGAGAGATAGATTAGGTATGTTTGGAACAGGGATTGCACAAATAACACCAGGTGCAGGTGGAGTGACTTTACAACCAACAGCAGCTACTGCACCCGCAGCTAGTCCCTTAATGACAGCACTAGGAGTTGGTTTAGCAGGCGCTGATATTTACGGTAGAATATTTAACCCATCGAAAAGGTAACTATGTCAAGAATATTAAAAAGACCAATGTTTAGAAGAGGTGGTAAGGCTAATGAAGGTATTATGTCTGGCCTTGTTGATAGAACTAATTATGAAAACGGTGCATTTGGTAATATGACTGAAGATCAGATTAGATCTAATATAGACATGCTTACAAATTTACAAAATCAATTTTCACCAGTAGCTAAAACTAGATTACCTTTAGGTGATGTAGGACTTGCTTTAATAGCAGGTCAAAGTCCAATCGATGCTTTAGCTACAGGATATAAAAAGTTTACAAGCGAAGATGACAAAAGAAGAGCTCTTCTAGATAAAAGAAAACAAGCAGCTGTGTCCACAGTATTGGGACAGGCGGTAAAAACTCCTAAAGATGCAAGAACAGCTGCAATAAAAAATGCAGATGAATTACAAAAATTAGGATTTTTTAAAACTCCTGAAGATAAAGCTAAATATATTCAAGCAGCAACTATTAAAGGTGGAGGACTTAATATTGATTTTAATGCTGATGGAACTATTAAATCAATATCAGAAGGTAAACAAGGAGATACTAAAACAAAAATAGCAGCAAGAGATTTAAAAATTTCAACATTTAAAATGAACAACGCTGCAAATAATTTATTTAAAAATTTAGAAGGTGCTAAAACAGGTCCAGTTGGTTCATTTGTTACAGCATTGGATAGCACTGGGGCACAATTAAAACAAGCTGCAGATTCTTTTGGTTTTTCAACAACGGGTAAAAATAAAACTTTTGATGATACAGGAAGTGGAGCTATTGACAATTATATTGAACAAAATTTTGGTGGTTTTGTAGGAAATGATGCTGTTCAACTAGGTAAAATTAAATCTGCTTCAATTAATCTAGCATATTTAATGGCAAGAATAGATGAACCAGGAGGAAGATTTACAGATAGAGATATTGCATTAAAAATGGAGGAGTTAGGTATAGGAGCTAATCCAGAGAGAACAATTGCTATTATGAAAAATGCAATTAAATTAAGAAACGATAATGCTAATTTTGAATATGGAGAATTAACAGGTGATCCTTTAGATTTTTCTAAAATGAATGTATTTGAAGGTGGATACACTGCTACTACAACTAAAAAAGATGAAAAAGAAAATAAGGGTCCAAGAGGTATGGAAAAAATATTTAATCCTTTAGGTATAGACCCAGAACTATTGGCGAAGTAATGGCTAGTATATCCGATTATAAAAAACAACATCCTGAATATCGTAACATTCCTGATCTTCAACTAGCTGAGATTATGTATGAAAAAGCATATAAAGGAAAGATAGATGAAACAGAATTTTATAAATTAGCTTTTCCAAATATAGCAGCAGAAAGAGCAGAGGATGTGTACACTGATTTTGTATTTCCTGATGATGAGTTTGGAGGAGATTTCGATTCTACAAGTCCTTTTAAACCTAACATAGCCGATATCGCTAAATCAACAGGAGTATCAGTAAATGACCCAGCAGATGCAACAGCAAGATTTGCTGGATCTTTTGGTTATAATGAAGAAGAAAAAATAATTGGTATAAAAAATTCTTTATCAAAAATATATAATCAAGATATTGAAGTAAGAAAAGGTCCTAGAACAGGAGAGTTAGAATATTTTAATCCTAAAATAAATGATTATGCATTAGTAGATAAACCTGGAATGGATTTAGGAGACTTTGCAGATATAGGTTCAGATGCTTTTGTTATAGGAGCAGATATAGCTGGCACTATTGCTGGAACAATATTTACAACGCCAGTAGGCGGTGTAGCAACAGGTGCTATTTCAGCTGGAGCAGCTGAATACTTTAGACTTAAATATGGTCAAGAGCACTATGGGGTTAATTTAAATTTAACAGATGACCAATTACTTAATGAGGCATATAAAACAGCAGGCATATCTGCTGGAGCTGGTTTTCTTGGAATAGGAGCTGTTAAATTAATTAAAAGTATAAATAACGTAGTAAAAGGCAGATCCTTTTCATCTGTAGATGAAGGTGTTGAGTCTTTGCAAAGTGCTAGAGCTTTAGAATCAGAAACAGTTGCAAAAGAAATAAACAAAACATTAGAAGATGCTAGTGTTAAATCTAGATTAAAATATACAATGGCAGAGGCTACTGACGACAAAGATTTATTAGCGTTACAATCAGCTTTTGAAAATAAAAGAGTATTAGGTAAATTAGGCGAGTTCAGAGAATTTGGTGAAGAACAAGCTAAAAGTTTAAATGCATACTTTGCATTAATGAAAGACAAGTTTGGAGTTAACGCTGGCTCAACATATGATACAGGGAAACTTATAAGTGAGGTAGTAGAAAAAAGAAATAAAGAATCAATTAAAAATATTGTAAAAAAACAAGGAGCATCTGAAGAATTATTAGAAAAAAAAATATTTAATTTGCCTGATGGTAGCTCTAAAGTAACAGGTGTTCAATTTAGATCAATTATAAGTGATTTAAGTAAAGCTTACAAAAGTGATGTAAAACTCGCTGCAAAAGAATTAGATGGAGCTGCAGGTATTAAAATGATTAATACTAAAGAAATAGCTGAACAAATTGCTAAACTAACTAACAAGGAACAAGAAAATTTTTTAAAAATTAACGAAATAGAAAACATTTTTAAAAAAGAAGATTTTGTTAATTTAACTAATGTTAAAGGTACAATTCCATTAGCTAATGCCAGAGAAACAATAAAAACTTTAGGTGAGTTAATTAGAGATAAACAAATAGGTTTAGCAGCAGGAGAAACACCTGCAATAGGAAAATTACAATCTTTAAAAAATGCTTTTACAAGTCAAGTTAAAAAAGATGCTGGCTCCGAATATTTGGATGAGTTACAAAAATTTAATGATTTAGTTATTACTAACAAAGAATTATTAAACAATGACATAATAGCTAAACTAACAAAAAATGAAATTGGTAACATATTGAAAGTAGGTGATGAAGCTATATTTGAAACAACTTTTAAAAAAGGTGTTAACAATGCAAAAGAGGCAAAACAAGTTTATGATGTTGTTAGTAAATCACCAGAGGCATTAAATTCTTATAAAAATTCTATTTTTAATAAATATAAAGCAGATGTATTAGACCCAATAACTAATAAACCCAGTCTAGTAAAACATAACGCTTTTATAAAAGCTTATGAAAGACCACTAAGAATATTTTTTAATACAGAGGCTGAATATAATAAAATAGCTAGAATAGGTGGATTGAAAAGAAATATAGAAAAAACAAATAAACTTTTTATACAAACACAAAAAGATTTAACTAAATCATTTGAAGGTAAATTATTTAGTACCTCTCCTGAAGAGATATTTAATAAAATATATGCACCAGGTAACATAGGTCAAGTAAGAACATTAAAAAATATTCTTGCAAAAAATCCAGATGTGCTTAAAAAATTTCAAAGAGATGTATTAACAGATTTAAATGAAAAAGTTTTTAAGACAGATAAAAAATTTACTTTAGGTAGAGTTTTAGATGCTGATGCTTTTAATAAATATTTAAATGGTGGTGGAGGAGAAGCAGGTCATAGAGCAGTTTTAAAAGAAATATTTGACGATGAGTACGTTAAAAATTTAGATATTTTAAATAAAGCACTGCAGATAGCTAGTAGATCAGCAACAACTGCACAACAAGGTGTTGTAGGAAGTGCTTTTACAGCGTCTTCAAATAGATTATTAGCAAGAGCTTTATTAAATCCAGACTCATTAAAAGATCTTATTGCGTTACGTAAATTATCAAAGTTTAGCAAAGGCGCTGCAGTAATACTTGCTAAATTAGGAGCTAGTAATTTTTTAGTTCAAGATGATGGAGCACCAGTTCCTCCTAAAGAAGCAGTTATTGAACAGGACACAGAAGTTGGTAGTGTTCAAAATCTTAGAGGTTTGTTTAATAGAGATATACCTGTAATGGATGAACCAGCGCCAGATAATAGAGTACAATTACAAACACCAAACATAAACCCTAACTTATTCGCACAAGCGCCAACAGGTATTGCAACTTTAAACCAAGGTTTAACACCATCTGAGTCTGCCTTTTTGAGAGAAGACGAAAAACAATTAAAACTTAGATCAAGAGGACTAGCGTAATGTCTAGTGAAGATTTAAAATCATTAATAGTTACAGATCCAGATATTGTTGATGAAGGTATTGACGTATCTGGTTTAAGAACACAAACAGATACTAACCCAAGGCTTCTTGCATCTATTGCAGATTTTCCAGGTATATCATACGACCCTACGGAGTTTAGCTATCTATCAGATCTTAATGAATTGTTTGCTTATGGTTTACCTGAAGGAAATACATCAGGAGCTGTAACACCACCAGTTACTACGGCACCAGATACGGGTGGCGGGGGTCCGACGGCTGCAACAACTACTACACCATCAGACCCTTCAAGTGGCCTTACTCAATCAGGAACTTTTGGAGGTCAACCAACTTTTACAACAACACCGGGAACAACTGTAAATAATATAACAGGAGATATTACAAATTCTGATGGAACTTATGGAGGTAACATTGTTGATGAAGTTGCATTAACAGGTGAAACAACTACCCTTCCTTCAGGAGATGTGTTTGCAACTGATGATCCAATGTTACAAGAAAAAATAGATTTTACTCCTGAACAAGAAAGCACCCTTCAAAATATTTTTAGTCAAGCAGGGCAAACTGTTGAAGGAGCTATGGATCAATTAAGCAAGATACCAGGAGCTGTTGCAGATTTTGCAAATAAAACGGTAGATTTGTTTGGTAAAAAATTAAATGTAGGTAAAACTATTTTTTCTGGAATAGCAAATAAAATTGCAGGTGGACCTGTAAGTTTAATATTTGATGTAGCAAAAGAATTTTTACCAGAGGATAATATTGCACCATCAACAAATATAGCTAGAAGCACTGGATTATTACAAGGTGATAATACTAAAACTCAAGATATATATGGAATTAATACACAAACTTCTTTTGATCCTGTTAAATCAACAATAAGTTATAATAATTACAATGTAGAACAGGTTGATAAATTAAATAACTCTTTAACTAATGTAGGAAAAAAATACGGTGCAACATGGAACGAAGAGCTAGGTGTATATACAGGACTGGGCGCTAAAAAAGCTAAAGATATGACAACTGGTATGAGAACACAGTTAAAAGATAGAAAAGAATATTTAGATGCTATAAACAAAGATCCTTTGTATAGTGGAGATATACAAGATACTGGCGATGCATCAATAGCAGAACAAATTGCAGAACAAAATAGAATAACTGGAGATTTACCAGGCGGTGGAAATATTTTAGATGAGTTTGCACCTAGCGGACCTATAACAACAGATATTACATCTGATCAAATTGATGAGTTTAGCACTGCACCTAGCGGACCTATAACAACAGATATTACATCTGATCAAATTGATGAGTTTAGCACTGCACCAGCACCAGCACCTAGCGCACCTCAAGGCGGCGGTGGTAGAGATAGAGGCGATAGTCCTGCACCAAGCACATCTTCTGTAAATGAAGCAGATGTGGAAGCAGGTTTAGCTACGGAATCAATATCTGATTATACTGGCGGCGGAGGCGGCGGTGGCGGCGGCGGAGGCGGCTGCTTCTTAAAAGGAACACAAGTTACAATGGCCGATGGTTCTACTAAAGCAATTGAACAAGTTGATCTTGGAGATAACGTTGCTAAAGGTGGAAAGGTATTTGCAACAGGTAAATTTTTAGTTGAAAACTTACATGACTACAAAGGAATTAAAGTTTCGGGTAGCCACATGGTAAGTGAAGACGATAATTGGGTTAGAGTTGAAGATAGTAAACATGGTAAACCATTAGGTAATAATGAGCACACTGTATATGTATTTGGTTCTGAAAATAGAAGAATATTAATTAATGGTATCACATTTACAGATTATTTTGAAACTACAGAACAACAAAAATTAATTGATAATGAAAAAGATTTTTTTAATAATTGGAAAACTTACGAAAATAAAATTGATCAAGACAATATCAATATATTAAATGCAAGTTAGAAAATGGAACGTAAAAAAAGATTATCCATCAATTTTAAAATGGTGTAATCAAAGAGATTGGGACTCACCTATACCTCAA